TCGTGGGTTTTATCGCACATTGGCTTGGTAACAGGTAGGTTATCAATGTGTCGGATGGTTTACTAGAAGGTGCAAAGTCCCTCAGTAGTTCCCTAAACGCAAGTCGGGATGTCAGCAAAGAACTATCTAAAAGTATTGCGGATGTTCAAAAAGAAGCTTCCGATGTAGCGCAACAGCGTAACCTTGACAGGCGCAGGGAACTTAGAGAGAACGAGGTACGCAAGGAACTATTCCTCAAACGAGTCCTAATCCAATGGGAGCATGAGGAACAGGTTAGGCGGGAAGAAGCAAAGATACGGGCAGACTTTTTAAAGAAGTACGGTAAACGCTGGGCTGAAGTCGAGGCATTAAAAGCCAAGCTAGAAAAGCAGGACAAAGAATTTGAAAAGGCATTTAATAAAGACCTAAATCGTGCAAGAGTAGCGCAATTTTGGTGTTTTGTAGTAGCTGGATATATCGCTTATTTTTTAGTGTGGGGGTCTAAATAATGGATGCACTACTTGGAATCTTAAAAGGCGTTGCGCCTGTCTTAGCAACAGCGGTGGCAGGGCCAGCAGGGGGTGCGGCAGTCGGTTGGATTGCCTCAAAGCTAGGCATCCCTGACGATACGATAGAAGGGGTTACTAAAGCCCTTACAGGCAATCCTGAGATGGCTATGAAGCTTAAGGAACTTGACCTTGAGTACGCTAAATTAGACGCACAAGACCGTGATTCTGCCCGCCAAGCATACGCCCAAGTCGCTACCTCAGAGTACGCTACCAAGCTAGATAAGGTCGTAGTACCTGTCCTAGCCCTAGGCGTGGTAGGTCTAGCCTTTACCCTGATCGGGGTCTTAATGTTCGTCAACACCCCCCAAGATCAACAACAAATCATCATATTCGCCCTAGGGTTTATAACCAGTGCCGCAGGGCAAGTCTTATCGTTCTATTTTGGGTCTAGTCAAGGTTCTAAAGACAAAACCGAAGAAATTAAGGGGATGCTTAAAAAATGAACCTATCCGAACATTTCACCCTAGACGAACTTACCCATACAGACCATCGTCAGTTTGACAATACGCCTAATGCCTCAGAGATGGCTAACCTTGTGCGCCTAGCATCATTCCTTGAGGAAGTTAAGACTGTTTTAGGTGGCAAGCCAATCATGGTCAATTCGGCTTTTCGTTGCAAACAGGTAAATGATGCGGTAGGATCAAAGGACACTAGCCAGCATCGGATTGGATGTGCCGCAGATATTCGAGTACCGAGCATGACCCCCGATGAAGTCGTTAAGGCGGTGATTGCATCGGGGATTGGATATGACCAAATTATTCGAGAATTTGACCGTTGGACACATATTTCTGTGCCTAGTATTGCTGGGGATAGTCCTCGCAGACAAGCTTTAATTATTGATAAAGCTGGCACTAGACCTTATTAAATAATTGGGTTTCTAGTAAGACCATTGGCTCGACATCCTGCCAATCGTTACGGTCTTTTCTGCCGTTGACTACAAACTTTAGGCCTTCAAACTGGGTAAATTTTCTATACCAAATACCATCGGTTGTTTTAAGCACCAAAAAGAAGGGTAGTTTCGTAAACTCGACCAAATTTTTAGCGGATATAAACTTACCAAGACTTATGAAATACCCCCCACTCATGCGGTCAAATTGGGCTAATTCGTAGTTTAAACACTTAATTTCACAAAACCCAGCAATCTCTTTATTCCGTGTGAGGGTATAGTCAAGGCCGTATTTGATAGGCATTTTGACTACATGACACTTCCATTTTTGTTCAAGTAAAGAGGCAACATCCCTCTCTACATTAAGATTTTTTTGGGTTTCGTAAAGGGGTCTCATATTGCGTAACCATGCATAAGGTAGTTCGTACCGAAAAACAGCACACAAAACAGGATTGCTGCCAAGCCACCCAAAAGGAACATACGGATAGACTCAATACGCTCTTTCTTCTTTTCTGAGGCCCGTAAAGCGTTGTACGCCTCTAGGTCACCCCAACCCTTATCGATCATGCGCTGGCGTTGCTCAAACTTGCGCTGGGCTTCATAAAATCGTTCTGCATCTCGTTCGCTTTGTAACATGATTTCTCCTAACCGCCCCCGAAGGGGCGTTGATTAACGGGCTGTAACTTTAAGGGTAATAACTGCGGTGGTCTTGGTGTGTTTCTCGATTAATTCGGCAGGTACATTAGCTTCTGCGTACACAGCCTTGTTATCAACAGTCTTACGCTGGGATAGGGTCACACAGGCTTTATAAAGGTTACCCTCAATGTGGCCTTCTTCTTGCTTGAGTTCGGTCTTGAGTGCTTCTGCTTGGGCTTCTAAGTCAGCGATCTGAGCCAAGAGCATACCTAATTGGTCAACTTTGGTAACTGCGATGTCTAATACTTGCATTTGATTCTCCTTATCTATTTCACTCGCCAATCGAGTAAGACAATTATATGTTAAGTTTGCTTAACTTTACAATAATTATTTATAAGGAAAACCCTTAGTTTTGAAAAAAACAACAGGGCAGTATTTAGCAGTTACTAGCAATAGGGCAGAAAGCCGCAAAATTCCCTAATTACTGCATCCTACTTTGGCGGCTTAACGCCCTTAAATAAGTGGGGTACTTACGGGCCTAGATATGTGAAGCCAAATCCGCTTTCCCCCGTTCCCGTGAAGGAACTTTGATTATAAGCCGTTCTTGATTTGATAAACCCGCAGTAGATGCTCAAAGCATTCCCAGCCCTTTTGAAGCTTATCCTGCTCAATTTCAATGAGTTTGACCTGATTGGTCGTGCCGTTAACAAAAACAATAGCGCACCTTGCATTCGGAACGCCAAGGCCTTCACGATAGGCGGCTAACTGCATCTCATGCTCAAAATAAACATCAACTTTATCTAAGTCAGTATCTTTAGTCTTGAAATCAACTACAAAGCCCGCCCTAGCCATTAAATCGCATTTGCCACCATAACCTAGCGGATGCCCAAAAGACTGCTCAGAAAGCCATAGCTGGCTTCCAAAGGCGTTATTTAAGGTATCCACGATGGTATTGATGTACGGGGGCTTTTCAGGCATATAAACGCCCTCAAACCAGCTTTGGATAATGGCGTGTATTGCCGTACCCCGTTCTGCTGCTTCCCTGCCCGTAGCTTTACTATCCTGCATTACCCTAGCTAACCACTCACTTTCGGGTTCGTCAGGCAGTCTAGGTAAGGTTAAGGCCGCTAAGAGGACTTGTTGCTGTTTCCATGTATCAAGGCCTGCTTTCGATAGCATTCCGTTAATTGTTGTAACACTTGGCAAAAGTCCGAGTTTCCTTGCGTCACGAAGCGTTGTTGCCCGTTCCCCAGTTTTGCCGATGGTTGTGTAGGCTGGAGTTCCATCTTTCTTATACCAGTGACCTGATTCACTCAGTTTCTCCTTAACTATCATTTTTTACCTTTATTGGTAGGGGCTAACTGCGCCCCTTTTTTTATCTACAAATGGTTACCCATTGGCAACCGCCACCACCGCAAACATACTGTTGCCAGCAATTAGCTTGTTGGGCTACTGCAAAACCAACTACAAAAGATGCTGCAAGAATTACAAGTGCTTTTTTCATGGTTTTCTCCTTAAAATGGAATATCACTTAAATCATCATCTTGAATTTTGGGCGCATTCTTTTCACGCTCTTGTTGCCCACGCCATTCACTACTCTCCGCTATCTTTTCTTTGTAATACTTAGGTAACGCATCGTATTCTTCCTGCTTATAGTTTTGCAACCAAAAGATTTTGGTGGGGTTAATACCTTCAGGCTGGGCGTTACGCAGTGCGCTAGGCACAGGGCTGATACCTGAAATATTAGCGTATTTGCCATCCTCAGAGTGCGTAATATTGACCATGCAAAATTTACCTAATAGGTTCTTAAGGTCAAAGTTCTTGCGATCTTCAGGTGACATTTTTTTGTTTGACCACGCCTCTAGGTCTTGGCGCAAACGGGCCTGATCCCCAAGGCTGACCGTATACCGCTTAGATACGATTAACGGCTTGCCATCGTCTGTTTGCAAGGGTTTGCCATCGTTATCATCTCCGTGTAGTTCCCAAGTTAATACAACCTTGTGCATAATCTTGGTTTCTCCAGCCCACTCGGTAGCTTGATGACCTAGGTCAATCACGGAATATAAGCGAGCCATATGAAGGCCAGCGGGTGCGATTTTAAAATCTCGTTGCGTATCTGAAATAATCATTTTAAGTTCCTAGCTAAAGTGTTATTGGTATCAACCAACATATTCCAAAGCATCTGACCCGCATTAGACATACGGTTTACAGGCGCAAAGCCACAGCCATAGCGCAGTAAGTCAATTTGTTGTTTGGATAAGTCTGTGCCACCTTCTAGCACATCAAAGATGCGTTCAAGTTCGCCTTGAAGCTGTAGTAAGTCATTGGTTTGCGATTCTATTTCACTCATATGAGTTCTCCTGTTATCACGGTACATACCGTACCACAATTTTAAGCCAGCTTAATTTATAAAGCAACAACTATTTGTAAATATTTTGTTAAAATGTTAAGATAAATTAATGAACGCAACAGCCCTTATTAAACTTCTCGGTGGTCCTACTCGCATCTCAAAGCTAGTAGGCGTAAGCGTTCCTGCGGTATCTATGTGGCAAAAAAGCGAGATACCGATTGATAAAATGGTCATTTTGGCTGCGACTTTAGAAAAAGAAAGTCATGGGTTAATCACCCGAAAAACCCTATTTCCAAACAGCTATAAATTAATTTGGCCTGAATTGGAATAATGGTGCATAATTGAGGGGCAGAGTGAGATCTGTTTTGTAGTTACCTCTAAGCACAAGACCCCTTCGGTCTGATCTGAGTGTTTAGTAAATGGTTTAGAGGCATTTATTAAGCAATCTCACCTTAGATCAGTCCAAAGGGGTTTTTCTATTTCTGCCGTACTTCTCACGATAGAAATGGGGTTAAATCGCCCGCTAGAAAGAAAAGATGGGCTGGTTTACACCTGACAGCAAGCCCCGTAGACTTGAGTGGGTACTACACAAGTTACAAGGACAATGGTGATAGACAACCTTGTATCGAATGAACACTACCTTCGGGAGCATTAGTTTGGGATCAACTTCTCAAATGGATGGGGTGCTATCACCTTTGGGGAACTTATGACTAAAAAACAACATATCAGGGTTTTCCTTATAAAATAATCCTTGCTATTGTTAAGATAACTTAACTATAATTGTCTTACTCAATACCGAGTGAAAAAGAAAAGGAATAGAAAATGGCTTACATTAACGCACAAGAAACAGCACAAATCCGCAACGCTTTGAAGGTTGCGTTTCCAAATATGAAGTTTAGTGTTCGCAAAGAACATAGTATGTCTATTCATGTTGCAGCCCTCAAAGGTGATTTAGATTTAAAAGATGGCCAAATCAATGAATATTACCTAGACCGCACTAGCCACCCTGAGTTTTGGGAAAAAGTCTTAGAAATCATTAAAACTGGTTCTGATCGTAAATGGTTTAATGAGTCTGACAGCCAAAGCGATTACTTCCATATAGCGTTTTACATTCATATGCGTGTAGGTGAGTGGAATAAGCCATACATCAACACTTCTTTGAAATTAGCCGCTTAACAACCAGCCCCCTCGGGGGCTATTTTTATTTGAAAGATAACTATGACCGCTAAAAAAACCCCAAAAAAACCAAAACCGCTAACCAAAGTTCAGCAATTGGAACGCCAAGTTAGCATTTTAGAATCAGCCGTTTATCAGGCCTACAACGATTATGAAGAAATATTCGCCCTAATTAGGGTGTTTCGTAGCTACGCAAAAAGCGATGATTACAGCAAATACTTAGCAAATGACTACTTAATGGCTATAACCACCAACCTTATTGCTAATCAAACTAACATGATGGATTGCGCTGGTTTGGAGTATTGATGGTTGAAACCATAATGACCGTGTTTGCACTAGGAACTTTTATCTTATTTGCCAGCATTATGATAATTGCCGCATTTCTTTACTACTGGAGTAATAAATGACTACTTTTACTACCGAAGATCGAAAAAAAGGGGCAGATCCTTATGTTATCGCTGATTTGCTTGAATTTAATATAGACCCAGCGTATTTAAACCCTGCGGATGGCGGTGTCTTGATACAAGCGGCATATATTTTAAGAATGCAAGCTGATCGCATAACCGAGTTAGAACGCAAGCATAAAGAAGAATTTGATTATGTTGAGAAGCTATTTAAGGATCGTACATGACATTCCAAGACTTTTACTCTCTATATCCTCGCAAAATGGGGCGCAAAGAGGCCGAGCGTAGCTGGAACAGGCTTACCCCTATCCAGCAAAAAGAATGCCTTGAAGCCCTGCCAAACTACCTTAAATACTGGAAGATTAAAGAAACTCAAAAAGACTATATACCGTATCCCGCAACATTTTTGAACCAAGAACGCTGGACTGATGAACTTGACCTTGAACCCAATAAAAAGCCTGAATTACCTTGGTATTCCACCGAAGAACTAACAGCCCGCAAAGCGCAGGAAGTCGGATGCCCTGCCTATGCTGGCGAGGCTTGGCAACAATGGCGGGCAAGGATTAGCCAAAAGATTAAGCAGATCGAGGAACAGATGTGATAAGGCTGGCAACACTTTTGGATATACCTTACATTGTTTCTTTATCTAAAAAAGAATCATTTTGTTTGGGATTTATTCCAAAATC